ATCAATGCCATTACCGCCGGCATCATTCTCACGGCGCAATTCATCGTACTGATCGGGATCAGTCATTCGCGCAGCATGTTCGTTTGGATAAGGACGCGCCTCTTCCATTTGTCTATCCTGCAATGCCTTGATTCTATCCGCCTTCTCATTCGCCCAACTCTGCCCAGCATCACCACCCCATGCGGCCCATGCGACGCGGCCGGCTGATGGATAGCCATCCTCGCCGGGGCTGAATCCCTCGCCTTGCTTATCAACCTCATGGCGTGCAAACCATGCCGCCATCGTGATCACTGTGTCAGGTGACAACTCATCACCGCTCAGGATCTGACGCGCCCTGGTCGCGGCAACCTCAGTGCCACCTGCTTTGCCATCAGCCTTCCAATCGCGATACCGCTGCGCCTCTTCCCTCATGCCTTCAGTAGGCATTAGGTCAACCTCAGTGCCGGCAACAGTTGCCATCAGTCCTCAGGCCCTTCGAGCGGATCCTCGAGAACTGATTCCTCTTCGTATTCCTCTTCATCCATCGGCGGTTCCGTATCCTCAAACGCCGGCTGGCCGCCCATCGTCACAGCAGGCTGTGAGCCACCACCAGCATTCACCTCACTCGGATCGGTGTCGAGAACAATATCCATCTCATCCAACATCGCCAACTCAGCCTGACGCGCCATCAGCACATCATCGAGATCGCCACCCTGCTCGCTGATCACCTGGCCCAACGTCTTGAAGCCACAGCGCACTGCATCCTTGTAGGCGTTTACTTCTTTCTGCGGATCCACCCATTCCCAGCTGCGTGGAATCCAGCGGCTGGCGCGGTAACGATCCGGGTTTGTCTCATACGCCGGCAGGTTCAGCTCACCGCTCAGCACCGCCATCTCGAGCCAGTTCTCGTAGACCGTCTGATGGAAGTTCTCGATGAAGAACCGCTGCAGCACTTTGTACGTGTCGCGCTCCTCGAGCAGGCTCAGCCGGCTGCTGCTGTAGTTGCTCTCTGAGAAGTTCTTGCTGATGCTCTCGAAGCTCACGCCGACGCCAGCCGCCACAGCACGCAGCATCGAACGGGTGAATGGTTCCAGCTGGCCATCCGGTGCATTCAGATCCGGCACTGTCACGCTTTCGCCCGGTGCCAGATACTTGAACACACCAGGCTGGAAGTCGCTCACGCGCTCGTTCTCGTAAACCTCATCGCCAATCAGCTCACCCTCGGGCGATTGGATGAAACCCATCAACGCACTGCTCGCCCTGGCCCGCACCACCTCGGCTTCTTCATAGCCCTGCAGCATGTGCAGCCGCATCAGCGCCGAGGCGAACCACGTCACGCCGCGCGTCTGCCCTGGCCGCTCCGGCAGGAAGAGGTGAATCACCTCATCAGCAGGCACGCGCACACGGCGGCCATTAGTCCGTGGATTGCCCGCATACGTGTCACCCGGATGGTTGGCATAGAAGTGATAAGCCTGCGGCCGCAGGTAGCTATCCACCTCGATGCCCATCCGCACAGTGTTGCCTTCCTTGGCCTGCGGGATATCGTCGTCGATCAGGTAATCCGCCTCGAGCACCTGCAACGCGAACGGGACGCGCGAATTCCCGAACGGTTTGCGGATCATCCGCACGAACACCTCGCCGCTCTCCGCCAAGCTGCGGCACAGCAGCCGCTCCATATCGTGGAAGCCCAGCAGGCCGCTCACATCACAGCGGCTCTTGTGCATCCACCGCTCCCATGCCTCGTGGATCTGGCCATTGATCGCCTCATCCAGCCGGCCGCCACGCAGCATCCGCACCTGTGACTGGTGCTTGATGCCGTGCCCAATCACATTGTTCTGGATGCTCCGCAACGCTTGCCGCGCATAGTCGTTGTCGCGGCACAGCTGACGCGCACGATTGCGCAGCGCCTTGAAGCTGCTCTTGATTTCGCTGTCGGCACTCGTGCCGCTTGTCACCCAGTCAGCCGTGAGCCGGCTAACCCTTGCGCCTTGATACGCCCGCGCACGTGGCCGCATCGGCTCAAAACCCATCGCCTTGAATAGCCGCGTCCGCAATCCCATCAGAACCTCACGAATAGGTTGTGCGGATTGCCCAGGCCGTTGGCGATCAGGTCCGCCATCTGCTCGCGCTTCACCTCAGCCTTCAGCTTACTTTCGCGTTCCATCAGCTCACCTAGATCCAGCTTGGTGAAACTCCGGCTGCCGATTGTGTATTGCTTTGCGCCAGCGCTAACAATCGCCCGGATTGCAGCCTGCACTGCATCCAAATCAATCTGCGCTTGCGACCGCCCATCAAACGCACCAGGCGAACCGGCATATGACAGCGCTGCCTCAATAGTCAGCTGGCCAGCGCCCAGCGTCACCTTCTCACTGCCGGCCGTCGCAATCGCCTGCCAATACCACTGCCCAGCATCGAACCCAGCGCTCGTGCTAGCAGCGATGGTGAACTCCCATCCAGTGCCATAGGCAGTGCCCACCACCGTGGCACCCTCGCTTGCAGTGTTAGTGCGCAGGTAATACGTCAGCGTCCACGTGCCGCTGCTGATCTCATTGCCGAGATTGTCGACGCCCGCAATATCACGCCACTTCACCGTGTCGCCTGCCCTGATTGTCGCGGGGATGTTCACGGCTACCAGTTGCCAACAAAGCCAGGCCCAGCCGCTGCCGGCTGTTGCTTCCTCGATCTTAGCGGTGCTTTCTTGCCCTCTTCCAACTGCACTCTCAACTGTTCCCACATCGTCGCCTTATTCATCCTCCGCCCATAGATCAACATCGCCGCATAGCCATACACCGCACAATCCAACGCTTCATTTCGATCACCCGCTTTCTTCACCCACTCCCTGATCGGAAAGCCCCGGTGATACCTGAGCGCCTGCCGCTCACTCGTGAGCTGCCGGTAGTACTCATCATCCGCGGCCAGTCCGAAGTTCAGTCCGCCCTTTGTCTCGTTGTGACGCAGCCGGCCGAACAACGTCGTCTTGATCGTGTCGGTGCCCAGCTGATACAGCGTCACCCCACGCTTGATCACCCGCCCGCGCCAGTTCACATCCACCTTCGAGCCCTTGCCCACAGCCGGACTATTGCGTCTGCTGCTGCCCTTAATCGCCACCACGCCTTGGCTCACGCGGTCACGCACGTAGCGGTAAACCTCGTGCGTGCAGTGGCCGCCAGAGTCCACCGCCACCTGCGCCAGCTTCAGGTGCCGACCGCTCTCCGTCTCCCATTCAGTAGCGATCACCTGATCCAGTTGCTCCCATACCTCCGTCTGGGTCGGGTCGCCCATCAGCTCCTGATGCCACACCAGCCATCCGGTCTCGCCTTCACCCCAGCCCCACACACTCACCGCTAGCCGGTTGTCCTGCACGTCAACGCCAGCCGTCAACAGCACCACACCAGCAGGGCACACGCCCGGCTTGTAATCCAACCGCCGCGCCATCAATCCATCGGCGCTCACCTTCGCCGCGTAATCCTCCTCCCACGTCTCCGCCAGCCGCGTATTCACAAACGACTTGAGCGCCGGCGCATCGCCCTTGGCCCGCAGGAAGTCATCCACCAGCTGCTCCCAGCTGCACCACCCCAGAGGGCTATACAGCCCGCTCAGATGAAACCCAGCCGTCCGCCCATTGCTCGGTGCTGTCGCCCGCCACTCGCCACCACGCAGCATTGCCGGCTTGTGCATCTCAGCGAACCGCTCGCCGCAGTGCTCGCACTGATACCTCGCGCTCTCCGGCTTGCCCTCATCCCACTTCAGCTGCCCCCACTTCAACCACTCCATCGCGCCACACGCAGGGCACGGCACATAGAACCGCCGCTGATCGCTCCGCTGATATTCCGCCTCGATCCGGCTGAAGTCCTTCACGGTCGGCGTGCTGGTGAGCAGGATCTTCCGCCGCGCGAACGTCGTCGTCCGCCGCTCCGCCAAGCTCACGGGATCACCCTCCCCATCCACATCAGCAGGAAAGCCGTCCACCTCATCGCAGAACAAATATCGGCACGGCGCTGATCGCAAACCCGTCGCGCTATTGGCACCAGTCAGCAGCATGATCCCGCCGCTGAACTCCTTGCTAAACATCGTGTTGCCAGAATCCCGGGCCCTGGCCGGCGCGATCTTGGCCGCCAAGCACGGCGTCTCCGTGATCATGCTCTCAAGCCGCTGTTTACTCAGCCGCTTCGCCATCTCCACCGTCGGCTGCACGCACAACATCGGCCCCGGCGCATGGTCGATCACATACCCCAGCCAGTTGCTCCCCGCCTCCGTCTTGCCCGTCTGCGCCGCAAACATCATCACCACACGCTGCACCGGGCTCTCGCTGCTCAGGCAATCCATCGGCTCACGCAGGTAAGGCGTCCGATCCGTCCGCCATGGCCCAGGCTCCGCACTCGCCTTGCTGCTCAGCTTCCGATACCTGTCCGCCCACTCACTCACCGTCAGCGGCTGCTCAGGCCGCAGGCCCTCGAGGAACCCATCGCGCCATGCATCAGCCATCACACAGCTCCACAAGCGCCGCACGGTGCTCCTGCGTCAGCACCTGATGGATCACCGTCGGATCCGTCTCGCCCGCCAGTTGGTGGCTCAACCGATCCGCCAAGTTCGCCAGCGCCTCACGCACACTGCGGCCCATCTTGAACGCCTCTTTCTTCACCTCATCAGCAGGCACCAGCTCACCACGCTGCTGCGTCACCTGCAGCTTCGCCAACTCCGCCTGGTAGTGCTCACGCCTCGCACGGCTCTCATTCAGATCAGGGATTGCATCATCCGGCAATCCCTCAACGCGCCGCTTCAGCTCAGCTGCATCGCGGGGTGGTTCCACCTCAATCGGATCAGCTCGCCGCACCTTGCTGTTGTGCGTCGCCCTCGTGTTCTTGTCCCATAGCTCAATCGCAAGATCACGATCCAGCCAGCGTTTGCCATCCTTCTCCACCACAGCTGCAGCAATCCGCGCCTTGCTCGCAGCCGTAACCGTGCCCTTGGCGCACCCTTTGATCGCCGCAAACTCACTAAACGTGACTAGCAAGCGTTAAACGCCTCTAATTCAGTTCAATACTATGGAATTATTGAACTCTCAAACTGGGATTGGGGTGAGATTACTGAGATCCCCTGCGCCGCAATGGG